GACATTATGAATAATCCAATAGAAATTACCAAACACGTAATATCAGAAACTCCTAGATATGGAGCTGGTGGTAAAATATATAAAGAAAAATTATATAGTGTAATAAAAGGCAATCAAAGAGTTACACAAGCAGTACGTTTAGGTTATGATGCGATAGAAGGAATAATATATGATTGAGCATAAATTTCCATATGAAAGTTTTATAGGTGGTTGGTATATTTCTGAATCAATTTGTGACGATTTAATAAAATTATTTCATTCTGCGAAAGAAAAAGGTCATACTATAATAGGATTACAAAAAAGTTTTGGTAAATTACAAATAGATAGAACTAGAAAAGATGCTGAAGAATTGGCTATAAAATGGGATAGTACAAATGACTTTATAATAAATTATAGAGTTGAATTACAAAAAGTTATAGAAAATTATGCTAAAAAATATGATGCTGTAAGTTATCAAGCGGGGTTTAATGTAAATACAAATTATAATTTACAATATTATAAACCTGGAGGTGGTTACAAAGTTTGGCATAATGAAAGAGGTGGAAGTGGTGGTGAGGAATCTAAAAGAATATTAGTTTTTATGACATATTTAAATGAAGTTGATGATGGTGGAACAGAGTTTAAAAATCAAAACATAATTAGCCCTGCTAAAAAAGGATTAACTTTGATTTGGCCTACTGATTGGACACATACACATAGGGGACAAGTTAGTATGACAAAAGAAAAATATATTGTAACAGGATGGTTTAGCTTTAATGAGTGATAGTGCATATTTAGGTAATCCTAATCTCAAAAAAGTCAACACACCTGTAGAGTTTTCTAAAGAAGAAATTTTAGAATATCAAAAGTGTGCTGGTGATCCATTATACTTTATGGAAAACTATGTTCGTATTGTATCACTTGATGAAGGTCTTGTACCTTTTAAGATGTATGGCTTTCAAAAAGAGATCGTAAAAACAATTCACAATAATAGATTTACAATTTGTAAACTACCTAGACAGTCTGGTAAATCAACAACAACGATTTCTTATCTTCTACATTATGCTTTGTTTAATCCAAATTCAAACATTGCGATACTAGCTAACAAATCATCTACAGCAAGAGATATATTAGGAAGATTACAACTTGCTTATGAAAACTTACCTAAGTGGTTACAACAAGGTGTAATCAATTGGAACAAAGGTAATATTGAATTAGAAAACAAATCAACCATAGTTGCCGCTGCCACATCTTCAAGTGCTATTCGGGGGGGTTCTTATAATATAATCTTCCTTGATGAGTTTGCTTTCGTACCAGCGAATATATCAGAGCAATTCTTTAGTTCAGTTTATCCTACTATATCTTCAGGTACAAAAACAAAATTAATTATAGTATCTACACCTCATGGTATGAATCAGTTTTATAAGATATGGACAGATGCTGTTAATAAGAACAATGACTATATTCCTATTGAAGTACATTGGTCAGAAGTACCAGGAAGAGATCAGGCGTGGAAAGAAAAGACAATACGTAACACAAGTGAGGAACAATTTCAACAAGAATTTGAATGTGCTTTCTTAGGTTCAGTCGATACTCTTATCTCACCAGCAAAAATTAAGAACATAGTTTACATAGATGCATTACAATCTAAAGGTGGCTTAAGAATGTTTAAGAAACCTGACAAAGATAGATTGTATGTTGCCTGTGTTGATGTAGCTAGAGGAACAGGTCGAGATTATTCTGCCTTTATTATAATGGACGTAACAAAAGCTGATGATGGTAAAATATTATATGAAGTTGTTGCGACTTATAAAAATAATGAAGTTAAACCATTTGTATTTCCAAATATAGTATCCCAAACTTGTAAGGCATACAATGATGCTCACGTACTTATTGAGGTCAATGACTTAGGTCAATCTATATCAGAAGCAATGCATTACGAGTTAGAATATCCAAATATATTGATGACTACTCAAAAGGGTAGGGCGGGTCAAATACTTGGAGCGATGTTCTCAGGTAGAGGAACTTCATTAGGAGTTCGTATGACAAAACAAATAAAGAAGGTTGGTTGTGCGAATTTTAAGACGCTTATGGAGGGTGATAAACTATTAATCAATGACTTTAATATCATTGAAGAAATGTCCACTTTTTCACGTAGAGGTAACTCATGGCAAGCAGAAGAGGGTTGTAATGATGACCTAATTATGTGTTTAGTTATATTTGGGTGGTTATCTAATCAACCTTACTTTAAAGAATTATCAGATTCAAACATCAGAAATCAGATGTATGAAGAACAACAAAATTTGATAGAACAAGATATGGCCCCTTTTGGATTTATAGATAATGGAGTTGACGATCCTGAAGAGGATATAGTAGATGAGTATGGTACTCGTTGGTATCCTGTTGTAAGAAAAGGTCAATAATCTTTAGTTTTTCGTTATTATAAATATCTACAATGATAAAAAGTTTGACTATGGACGTAAGAAAACTTACGAATTTTGAAAATTTAACTAATTAAACAGGAGAATAACATGGCATTTCAAGTATCACCAGGTGTTCTCGTACAAGAAAGAGACTTAACGAATATTATCCCAGCAGTATCAACTTCGATTGGTGCAGTTGCAGGACAATTTCAAAAGGGTCCAATTGATGAGATTATTTCAATCTCTAGTGAGCAAGAATTAGTAGATACGTTTGGAAAACCTGACTCAGCAACGTTTGAGTATTTTTTCACAGCTTCTAATTTCTTACAATATAGTAATGCTTTGAGGGTAGTACGAGCCCAAAATACATCAGTAACAAATGCTACAGCTTCAGGCTCTAGCATATTGATTAAAAATGATGACGATTACACTAACAATTACTCAACAGGTCAAGGCTCAGTAGGTACTTTCGCTGCGAGAACTGCTGGAGCACATGGAAATAGTTTATTAGTATCAACTTGTCCAAGTGCAACTGCATATGAATCAATATCAACATCACTAGTCGCTTCAACTTCAACAACTAACGCAGTAGGTCAAACTACTATGGCAGTTGATGAAAGTAGCGTATTTAATGTTGGAGATATTATTCAGTTTTCTACAACAGCAAGTACAGATGATTTTGACGATGGAGATTTATATAAAATAACAGCTATTGCTGCATCAAACGAAACTTTAACATTCGTTCAACACCCTAGAGGTTCGGGCGGATTAAAAAGAGTAATCGAAGACGATAGTAAAATCAAAAGAAGATGGAGATATTACGATTCAGTTGAAAGAGCTCCTGGAACTTCAGCTTGGACTTCTTTAAGAAGCGGTTCAGGTGACGAGATCCATGTAGTTGTAGTTGACGAAGATGGTGTTATCACAGGCGAACCAGGTAGAGTATTAGAAAATTTTTCTAGTTTATCTAAAGCTGGCGATGCTAAAACTCCACAAGGCGATAACAATTATTATGCAGAAGTAATATTCAATAAATCACAATACATTTATTGGATGGACCACAACTCTGCAGGTAGTAATTGGGGTAACAATGCAACTGGAACAACTTTCACTGCAGTAGATACTCCTACCCTTGAGTCTTTTGCAGGTGGCGCAGCAGGTTCTGCTGTAACTACAGGACAACTACAAACAGCATATACTAAATTTGCTGATGCTGAAACAGTTGATGTTGGTTTGATTATGGCGGGTCCTTCGGGAAGCGCAGTTCATATTGATAACTTAATTACAATTGCTGAAGAAAGAAAAGATGCAGTTGTATTTTGTTCACCACAAAGATCAGACGTAGTTAATGTTACTAACGCAAATACACAAATGTCAAATGTCATTGGTTTCTTTGATACCATTAGATCATCTTCATATGTTGTATTTGATAGTGGTTACAAGTATGGATACGACAGATACAATGACGTATACAGACACGTACCATTAAACGGTGATATTGCAGGTCTTTCTGCTAGAACTGATACAGTTGCTGATAGTTGGTATTCACCAGCTGGTTTCAACAGAGGTATCATTAGAGGTGCAGTTAAGTTGGCATTCAACCCAACTAAAGCTCAAAGAGATCAACTTTATCCAGCGAGAGTTAACCCAGTGGCTACTTTCCCAGGACAAGGTACAATCCTTTTTGGCGATAAGACTGGTCTAACAACACCAAGTGCTTTTGATAGAATAAACGTAAGAAGATTGTTTATTGTATTAGAAAAGGCAATAGCAACTGCTTCTAAATTCCAATTGTTTGAGTTCAATGATGAATTCACAAGAGCGAACTTT